GCGAACGCGAGCTGGGGAAGCTGCTGCGCCGCTGCGACCGCCGCGCTCTGGCCCGAGTAGACCTGAATGGCGAAGTCCTGCATCTGCTGCCCGCTCTGCAGCATCGCCTGGTTGAAGCGGCGGCTCGACACGATGGTGGTCTGATGGGCCTCGTCGAGACGGAACAGCGCCTGATAGCCTTCGCTCAACTGCTGCCGCGCGAAGTCCTGTGCCTGCCCATACTCCCGCGCGCCGATGGCACCTTGTTTGAACAGGCGCTCGGCACGATCCATCTCAGCGTCGAACCGCTGCTGGATCGCCAGCGCCGGGTCCATGGCCAACCGGAGTTCATTGACCTCGCGGGTAAGCTCCGCCTGTGCTTTCTGAGAAAGCTCGGCTTCGACACGAGCCTTCTTCAGCGCCTCGACGAAATCGATGTTGCGGGCAGCGGCGTCGTTTGCGGCTCTGCCCTGCGCTTCTTTCGCGTCAGCTTCTGCCCGCTCGATGGCCGCAAGGAACTCGAGGTTTTGCGCCTGGGCGGTGTAGTCGACGGTGGGCTGTTGTTGCTGCCGGTTCCGTTCGCGCTCCGCTTCGATGGCGGCCTGCACAAAGCCTCGAGCGCGATCCACAGCCTGACCATATTCGGTCTCAGTGATCGCTCCAGCCCGGCGAAGCTGGATCGCTCGCTCCAACTCCTGGTTGTACTGCTGCGTTGCAGCGACCATCGGATTTAGCTGCGCGCGCAGCTTCTCGGCATCAGCGGCCAGCGCGAACACATCAGCGCTGTCGCTCGCGCTCTTCGGCGCGCGGTTGTAGCCATAGGTATCGGCATAGCGGCTCTGGGTCGCGCGAGCGGACACCTCCTCCTGTGCCGCCCGCGCTGCCTCCGCGTAGGCTGCGCGCTGCGATTGCGCAAGACGGCCCGTGGCGCTGGCCGCGCCGTCGAGCGCGCCCTGCAGTCGGGTGTACGTTGAAACCTGCGCGTCGGCGATCTTCAGGGCTCGGTCGGCCTCGGCGCGCTGCGATGAAAGGGCCTGCAAATACTGGCGCGTGCTGGCGGAGGTGTCGCCGGTCTCGCGCGCCAGCTCTGCGGCGGTGCGGCTGACTTCGTCGAGGGCGTCGCGGTACAGGCGCAGGTCTGCGGACTGCTGGCGCATGTCACCCAGGCCGAGATCCAGCTTACCCATCTGCGAGCCGATTCGGTTGAGCGAACCGGCGACGACGCTCTCCGTCTCCTTGAAGCTCCGCTCGAACTGGCGCTTGGTGCGCGCGGCGGCATCCTCGGCGGCGCCGTACAGGCGATCGAAGACGCCGTTCTCTTCGTAGCGCAGCGCGATATACGCGGGGAGTTGTGTCGGCGTGGACGATGCCATGTCAGCGCTGCTCCCTTGCAAGGTTGGTGGCGAAGATCTCGGGCAGGTCGGCCCGGATGGTTTCGAGGATTTCGGTGATGTTCACCCGCGCGGCGCGGGAGGTGTGCGGAATGCCGACGAAGGCGACGACCATGTCCTTCTGGACCTGACCCTTGCGCGGGCGGCCCTTCTTCGTCAGCGATTTGGCGCTGCGGGCGCGGCCCGACACGTCGACGCCGATGTTGCGGACGATGAGGAGCGGGTAGCCGTTGACCGAGCGGATCAGCACCAGCGGGCCGATCTTGCTGTCGAAGCCGCGCTCGCGCCAAAGCGCCGGGGTCATGCGCTGGCCTTCGCCCTTCTTGTTGCTTCCAGCGAGGCGGCGGATTTGGTCGGTGGGAATCCAGAGCCAGCGGCCCCGGCGCGGCACGATGTCGGCACCGTCAGTGTAGGAGGCGATCGCGCCCAGGGTGCGCTCCGAGCGCGAGCGGATGAAGAATTGCGCCGAGACGGAGAAGCGGTCGCCACCGAAGCGACGAACCGCATTTTCCCCCCGCGCGTCGATGGCGTTGCCGAGGCGGCCGAGGCTGGCGGAGGCGAAGCGCTCGCGGATCGCGAGCTTACCGCGCCGGGCAACTTGATCGACGGTGCGCACGGCGGCACGCTCAAAGGTCTGGATCGCATAGCGGCGGTAGTCTGCGACCATGCCCCGCGAGGGCATGCGCACGTCGGCAGAGAAGCCCATCAGTTCGGGCGCTTCGGATCAAAGTCGTGCAGCGCGACCGCGATGGTGTCGAACGCCTCGATCAGGATCATGGGTTGGTCGAGGTAGGCGCGGCCATCAGGCCAGACGCGCCCGGCCATGCCCATGTCGCAGCGACGGTACATGGCGATCAGCGACCACTCGCCTTGCGTGACGAGCGCGCGGGGGTTTTCCGAGAACGTGCCGACGCCCGCGACTTCCCACTCGCGCCGCCCGTGCCAGTCTTCGAAGTATCCGGGGTCGGATCGGATGGCACAGGCGAGTCGGAGTTTCCCACCGACGCCTTGTCGAGGAAGAGCCGGCGCATGCATTCGAGGCTCAGTTCCTGGGAGGGCCGCATTCCTTCGCTTGGCGCATGCTTGCGAGCGAACTTGTCTAGCCGGTCGGCGAGATCGAGCAGGCAGTCGAAGGTGAGGTAGCGACCGCGCTTCATCAGCGGGGCGTCGAAATTCTCAAATCCTGCGACGATGACGGCGTTGATGGCGTGGTTGAGCTTGCGGTTGTATTCCTTGTTGCAGGCCTGCATCAGGCGAAACGGGCGCCAATCCCGGGCTAGCTGTTCCAGCACCTCCTGAATGAAGTCCTGGCCTTCATAAACGAGCGGCACGCGATCGGCGGGGAGCACGTCCTTGTTCTCGGCGTCGTAGGCGTCGACCGCATCCCACCAGCCCTTCACCTGAGGTTGCCAGGTGTCGAACTCGGCGGGGGTGAACAGCTCGCGCATGGCACGCAGCATCTCGGTGCGCATGGAATCGCTGTCGTAGAACGTGGCGCCTTCTTCATCCATCACGCGGCGCTGTTGTTCCTTCTCGCGCGGGGTACCCCAGCGCAGGAGGAAGGTCGGGGGATTTTCAAGATGGGCCAGCGAGGCGGGCACGAACGGCTCCGCCTCACCAGCTTCGAGCGGGTAAGTGGTCATGGGGTGGCGACCTTGTTTGGGGTGGCTGGTGGCCCGTCAGGGCCGGCAATTCGGAATGGCGGGTAAATTATGCGAGATATGGAAAATTTATGCACAGGTTTCGGCTGAACACGTCGACCCACATGTCGCCAGTCTCGTTGATGAAGTCCTGGCCCATGTTCGGCGACTGGTAGTTGAACCGCGCATCGGGGACGACGACCTGCACCATGCGACCGCTGGTGTAGCCCCACTGCGCGAACACGCCGTATTGAAGCTGCCCCTGCGCCATGGCGAGCGTGTCGAACTGCGCCTTGAGGTAGGCCTGCCGGTCCATGTTGATCGTGGTGCGGCTTTCGACCAGCACGCCCGCCTCCGAGCCCTCGGTGTAGTTCGGGTTGGGCGGGAAGGCGACGCGCAAACCGAGGTCGACCACGACGCTGGAACCGCCCACGGCCTTGCCGGCCACCCAGAACTTGCCGTCTTTCCAGAGCGGCACCGGGCCGAGCGCTGGCACGGCGGGCGTGGCTTCGTCGGCATAGTCGCTGATGGTGGCGGTGTAGGTCACTTCCAGCATGGGCTGCGAGGCCGCATCGCGGGTGCTGACCGGGTTGTTGATGCGCAGGCCCGAGATCTGGAAGTCGACGAGGTCGTAGCGCAGGCCGCCCAGCCAGAGCTTGGTCGACAGCGAGGGCGCATCCGCCTGCGTCATGTCGCGCTGGTAGGAGAGCTGCTTGGGGATCTGGTAGTTGGTGGACGGCGCCGCGCCCAGCACCTCGAACAGTTCCGCGCTCTTCGTGCTGCCGACGTAATGGCGAACTGCCGTGATGCGATCATAGGCGGTGGCGGCGATGTCAGGCAGGTTGATTGCCATGCCCTTGTAGAGATCGTCCGTCGAGCCTGCGGCGGTGCCCAGCACGGCATGGGTGGTGTCGGAACCCACGCCCAGCGCGGCGGGTGCAGCAGGGATCGCAGAGGTGGTTCGGACCTCGGCGAACTTCGCGGCCTTAAGGATGCGGCCGAGCAGGAAGGCGTCGGCAGCAGGAACGTCGGCGCCGCCCGGGGGGCGCAGGTAGACGTTGAACGAGCCCGAGACGGTCTTGCCCGCCAGGTCGTCGCCGTTCTTGTGGATGCTGCCGGTGTACTCGGCATTCTGCACCGTGACACCGTTGATCGCGAACTGCAGGTTCGAGATCGCCATCATGTCGGTGGTGGAGTTCGGCGCGTCGTAGACGTTGGGAAGCGTCTGCATCTTGAGCGCGAACGCGGTTTCATTGGCCTTGCGGGACATGGCAATCCTTCCTTGCTGGCGTCAGTCGCCGTCGGCGCCGTCGGGCGCGGGGGTTTCGGGGGCATCGCCAGCGGTGGCGGGCGGAGTGGGGGGCGCCTGTTCGATGCCTGTGGCGTCCATCAGCGCAGCGACGCGACGGGCCTCGATGGCGGTGATGATCTCGGGGATGGTGTCACCCTCGGCGACAACGACACCTTCGATGGCGGCGATCTTCACCAGCTCAGGGCGCTTCTTGCCGGAGAGGCCGGTGCCTTCGTCAAGGGTTTCGCCGCGACCGGCGGCAACGGCCTTGGCCGCTGCCAGGACCGGATCGTCGCCCGCTTCGAGGGCGTCGTGCAGCACGTTGAACTCGACCGTGGCCGAGAAAAGGGAGGGCAGGCGGTTCATGTGGTTGCTCCTTGCGGGCTCAGAACAGGTCGCCGCCGACACCGATGATGGTGAAGTGGTCGCGGCGGGGGGTGTAGAAGGTGACGACGCCTTGGAGGCTGCTGCCGCCGATCGACTTTCCGTTGTCCATGGGCGGAGCGACGTCGCGCTCGTCGAAGTCCTCGATCCGGCCGCCGAGCACAGGGTCGGAACCGATGGCCTCAAGGACCAGCGCGATCTTTTCCATCGCGGCGCGGCTTACCTTCCCGGCGCGAGCGCTGGTTTCGAGGTAGTCGAAGTTCAGCACCATGCGGTGCCGGGTCTGGCCTTGGCTGAAATCGTTCTGGAACGTCCACGACTCCACCGAGATGACAAGGCAGTCGAGTTCGGTGTCGGCATCAAGGCCGTCGTCGGGATCGCGGTCGGTTTCGACGGGCATCGCGGCGAGCGGGGCATAGCCGCGGAACAGCGCCGCATAGGCCTCGACGATCTTGGTCTGCGCGGTGGGACGCGGATCAGGCATTGCTGTTCACGTCCTTGAGTTCGAACGCCCAGCTCGTGCCCATTTGGTCGCGGCGCACGTTGACGGGCCGGAAGGTGCGGTTCGGCACCTTGGGAAGCTTCAGGGTGACGCCCCGGCCGGGCTTGGCCGGAACGTCAACCATGAGGACCGACACGGTGATGTCCTGGGCGATCACCTCGCCACCGTCGAACGGCAGCTCACCGTCTACGTATTTCACGTCAGCGGAGATGCTGCCGAACACCGGAGCACCGGCGGGACGGTAGCGGATGGTGTCGCCCAGGTAGTCGGTCGTTTTGCGGTCGAGGATCTGATCCAGATCCTCAAGGCGAGGGATTGGCATCAGGCCGGGGGTGCATCGCCTTCGTCGCCCTCGGCACGCTTCGCTTCGATCGCTTCAACGATCTGGGCGTTGGTCGCGCCGTCGGCAACGGTTACGCCTTCGGCTTCCGCGATGGCGAGCAGATCGGCCTTGTTCTTGCCGGTCAGCGCGGGAGGGTCCTGAGGTGCGCTGTCACCGCCCTCGTTCTCCGGCGGGGTGAGTTCCGCGATCTGCTTGTCGGCCTCTTCGAGTTCGGCGAGCAATTCGTCGCGCTCCGTTTCCAGCTCGGTGACGCGGGTGCGGAGCGTGGCGATCTCGGCGTTCTCTCTTTCCAGCTCCGCAATGCGCTCGCGCAGTTCGGCGATGACGTCCTCGTCATCATCGTCCCCGGCGGTTGCCTGGCTCTGCTCAGCGAGGTTGCGTTCCTGCTCCTCGGTAAACGCGCCTATGGGCTGGCTGAAGGAGTCGTCGCCGACGCCCTTCGTTTCGCCCGCGTCCGAGAAGCCGGAAACGGCGGCGGCGCGGCGCAGCGCTTCCTTCCCCGGGTCTGCAATAACGCCCTCGTCGAAGAGCGTCTGCAGATGGCGAGGATCGACCTTGTCGCTGCCGGGCTTGAGCACAACCATGCTCAGCCCGTCGTGGAAGACTTTCTGCGTGAGAACGCGAACCCTGACCTTGTCAGCCATGCCAGCCTCCTCAGATCGTGCCCGTCAGGACCAGGTCCGGACGCGCGTTGACGAAGAGCGGGTAAGAGAAGATCTCCGGCTGCACCCACTGCTGCTTCTCGCTCTTGTCCTTCTCGAGGAAGGGATAGTAGCGGCGGCCCGGCTGGTTGAGCAGCGGCATGGACTCGTTCATCGGACCCATGACGTGCTGCCACATGCCGGGGACGCCGACCGGGAAGAACTTCGCCTTGTTGGTTGGGATCGAGATTTTCGAGCCGTCGTCCGTGCCGCGATAGTGGACGAAGAGCACGCCAGCGAACTCGAACTGGTCCCAAAGCTTTTCGCCACGCAGCTCAGCGGCGGCAGCGTAGTTGAGGTAGGTCTTCTCGATGGCGGGATGGCCGGTGAGAGCGAACCAGAAGGCGTCGCCGCAAAGCGCCTTGACCCGAAAACGGGGGTCGTTGCCCGCTCCCGATGCGCGCGCGATGGGCATTACGATGTTGGTGGCAATGCGCTCGCGAAGCGCCCCGGTGGTTTGCGTCAGGTCATCGAGCTGCAGGTCGATGTCAGCGGGCTGCGTGATGCCGAATTCGGTCCAGAAGTTAACCAGCGTCGACGCATCGGTGTCGAGGATCAGGCCGTTCAACGCGCCGAGGCGTTGAAATTCGAAGGTCGCCTCAGTATCGCCGATCAGCTTGTCCTGCTTCTTGGCGACTTCGGCAGCGGCGCGGTCGGTTTCGGTCTCGTCTTCGAGCGGGTTGATGTTCGCCAGCTCGTGCGCGTACAGTTTGTCTCCCTTTGCGAGACGCGGAATGCGCAGCGGGCGCGCGTCCTTGTCGTCGGGCGCAGCCATCTCGATCGGAGCGCCGCGCAGGGTGGTGCGGATCAGGTTCACGTAGCGGCGACGGCTGATGACGTACACCGTGTCGGTGGTGGCACGCACCGGCTCGAAGCCGATGACGCTGTCGAGCTGGTTAGGGACGTAGGGGCGGCGATCGATGCCGCGGATCATGGAGGCCTGCGTGAACGCATCGCCGCCGAAAACTGCCATGGAAATGGCCATTGGTAGGTTCCTTTCTAGGAGAGGCTGGCGGCGTTATTCGCCGGCGTGCTGCGGAAGCACCTTGAGCCCCTTGAGGCGCAGGGCGTTGCGGACGGCGAGCATGTTCGGCGCCGACATACCGGTCAGGTAGGTCAGCATATTGCCGTTGATGGTAGCCGGGCCATTTACCGTGCCGACCGCCTTGACGTCAGCGCTGGTCGCATCGACCCGGTTGAACAGGATGATGGCGTTGGCCGGGAGCTGGGCGCCGTTGGACAGGGCGGGGTCGTGGACCACGTACTTGCCCGAGGCGGTGATCTTGGCGATGATCGTGCCCGGCAGGAGCACACCGGCGCCGGACGCGACGATGATCTCCTCGTTGATGATGTTGAGGGCTGCGCTCTCGCCGAGGTAGCAGCCGTCGCGGCGGTTCTCGAAGGTAACTGCGGGCATTTACTTCGCTCCTTCCGTGAGGCCGTAGGCCTTGGCCCAGACGTCGTCGGCGGCCTTGCGCTTGTCGGGCTTGCCGTCACCGCCGCCGCCAGCGTCGATGTCGCTGTTGTTGTTCTCCTCGAGCGCGGCCTTCATTTCCTGACGGCCAGCTTCCTCGGCGGCAGCGCGTTGCTGCTCTTCGGTCAGGCCTGCGCCGCCCTGGGGCTCCGCCTTCGGCATGTCGGCGAGCAGGTCGACGATGTCTTCGGCCGACAGGTTGGGCTTCCCGAGCATCTTCGCGGCGGCGGCTTCACGCCCGGCGTAGTGCTCGGAAGCGAAGACGGTGTTCATGCGCTCGTTTGCGGACTTGAAGCCGGTGTCGCGGCCCTCCGTCCGTGCCGCTTCAAGGGCGGCCTTCGTTTCTTCGTCCACGGATTTCTCCTTCTTGTTGGACGTGGTGGTGGGAGGGGTTTCCCGGTCTTCGTCACCCGGCTCTTCCGGGGTCAGATCTTTGTCGTCGTCGGGCGCGCTATCGGCGGCGCTGCGCACGGCCTCGCGATGCGCGGACAGACGCTTGCTGGTTGCCATTGCTGGTTCCTTGGTTTCGCCGCTCAGGCGGCTCGGGCTTCGGCCTTGAGCGCGGCCCAGGCTTCGTCCTCGGACATGATGCCGTCGATCAGGCCGAACTTGAGGAGGTCAGGCCCGGTGAGGACTTCACCGCGCAGGTCGCGGATCGACTTCGGCGTCTTGCCGCGCATGGCGGAAACGAACTCGACGATCTGTTCGCTGGTCTCATCGACGATGGCGCCCAGGCGAGCGATGGTGTCCTTGTCGATCTTCTCGCCCGCCTGGCCCCGCGCCTTCCGGTCGGCCCACTCGGCGCGGATCGCGATGGGTTCGAGGCCCGCCTTCTGATACGCGACCGACTTGTCGAGGATGTTGATGATCGCCGCAATCGACGCGCCCATGATCTCCTGGCGACCGTAGATCTTGTCGCAGGCGCTCGCGAGAACGTAGGCGGCGCTGCAGGCGCGCTCATCCAGCCAAGCATAGATCGGCTTGCCGCCTTCGGCCTTCGCCATACTCGCCAATTCCTCGGCGGCGGCGAACATGCCCGCGCACTCCCCACCGCCGGAATCGAACGGGATCCACGTGGCCGAGACCTGCGGGTCGTTGCGTGCGGCGCGGGCCTGCCGGATGATCCGATCATAGCCGACCAGCCCGCTCTCGCTGTCGAGCCAGCTTCCACGATGCACCAGGGTGCCGCGCACGGGAATGACGGCGATGTCGCCCTTCACCGCATAGGGAAGGCGCTCACCGTCGCGGTAGAAGCTGGCTTCATCCGCCATCGCCGACACTGCCGGGCGATCCAGCGTGACGGCAGTGATCTTCTCGGCCTTGGTGCCGAGCAGGCGGGACTGCGCGAACTCGCACAGGACTTCGTTCTTGAACTCGTCGAGCGCCAGAGGGCGATTGTACAGGCGCTCAGCCCAGAGCGGGAACGAGGTCATGCGGGCTCCTGCTGTCTGTTGCGCGCGGGCGGTTCCGGCGTGGCGTTATCGCCGACCGCATCTTCCTGCGCCGCGTCCTCGGTGGCTGCGGTGGCCGCCTTGAGGTTGTGGTTGATCGGATCAAGCCCGCGCGCCTTGCGGCGGTCCTGATAATACTGCTCCTCGGCAAGCACGTCCTCGGGGTCGCGGCCACGTTCGAGGATAGCTTCGACCGTGGACATGCGACCGGCAGCGGTGTCGAGGTTGTTGGCGTTCGCCTCCTTGAGCGGATCGACGCTGCCGCGCCCGGGGCCGATCCACTCCGCCATGCAGAGCGCGGTCTTGTTCCGGTAGAAGTTTGCGGGACCACCGGGGACTTTCACGTCGCCGTTGGCCACCTCGACCTCAAGCCATGCAGCATAGATCGGCGTCAGGAAGTGCTGCGTGAAGAACCAGCGGTCTTCCATGAACGAGCGCCACAGCTCGTTGAGCAGAGCGCGCGCCGAGGAATAGTTGATGCCCGACCAGTCCTGCGAGAGCTGGGGGTAGCTGATGCCCAGCGAGCCCGCGATCTTCTGTAGGACGAAGCGGATGAAGTCGGGGTAGTTGCTGTTCGGGTGCGTCGCCGCTGGCGTGTGCACCTTCTCGCCAGGGAAGAGCTGGTTGACCTGGGCGCCATCGACGCGGGCAGGGTGCTCGCCGCGATAGTTGATGTAGGCGGCGAGCCACGGATCGAGATCATCGTCGTCCGCCGCTGGCGCGAGCATGTCGCCGATGTCTTCGGGTGAGCCAGCGGACTCGATGAAGATGGAGAACAGCGCGGACTTGAGGGCGGCGTTGACCTCGGCGCGGTCGACGCGGTCGATCATCTTCGCCGGGACCATGATCTCGGCGAGGCGGCTGATGCCCCGGTTCTGCTCTACCCGGCGCGGGTTGAAGACGTGGATGAACTTGGCGCGGCCTGTCTTCCCCCGCACGGGGATGAAGGTGTAGCGCTCCTTGTCCCGGGTGGCGGTGGTGTCGCCCGGGTGGCGCGAGGCGACCCATGCCCCGGTCATGGCGCCGTTGGCATCGAAGGCGATGCCGTCGCGCAGCAGCGGCCCTTCGCTACCCTTGAGCAGCGGCGGAGTGCCGACGCGCTCCGGTTCGATCAGCAAGAGGTTGGTGGTATTCGCGAGCCCGCGCGCATCGTCGCGGACCTCGGCACAGGCTTCGCCGTCGCGGACGTAGCCCAGATAGGCGAGGCGGGCCTGAGCGCCGAACGTCAGGCGCTGCTGGGCATCGTTACGGTGCTCGATGTCGTTGCCCCAGACGTCGAAGCGGGCCTGCGTGATGCCGGTCCACTTCATGCGCCAGGCATAGTCGCGGCCGAGCAGTTCGTACTTGGGCTGGGCGCTCAGCCTGATGTTGACGCCAATGACGGATTCGACGCGGCGGTCCAGACCGGCGTTGATCCACCCGTTGTTCTCGTCGAGGTCGCGGCTGCGGCCGAGGATGGTGTCGAGGCCGTAGTCGCGCGAAGCGCCAGCGAACCTCATGCCCGGTGCCCAGCCGGAGAACTCGGTCAGGTCGTGGCGGGCGGCGTCACGGCGCTGACCGCCGCCGGGGAAGAAGGTGAAGGCCGCGGCGCCGCTTCCGCGCTGTTTCTTGTAGTGCTCGGGAGACATCAATTTCTCCACGCAATTCGAGTGGGACGGCGGCGGCGGCGACCGCTTTCCCCATCAACCGCCCCCGCGTACTCGCTTTCCAGCGACGTGATCGCGGTGTTGAAGTCTTCGAGGCCCATTTCCGAGAATTTGAGCCGCTTGCCATCGCGCCAGACATCGACAATGCGCTCGCCACGGATGAACGCCGCACGCGCGGCGCGAACGTCGGCCAGCTCGGCAGCGATCTCCGTAGGCGTGCGATGGATCATCTCATTTCCTGTTCATGCGCTCCCAAGGGGACACGCGGGTTGGTGCCGGACGGGCCGGAGCTGCGTCTTCATCTCGCCCGCCGATTGCAGGATCACCCCCCTTCGGTTTGAGTGACACGGGCGTGGCCCAAGGCGGCAGCTTGCCTTCAGCCCACTTGATGTCTTGGCGGTCGGGCTTGAGCAGCAGCCGTCCGCATTCGGTGTAGGCGAGCAAGTCGATGGTCTCCTGCGCGCCGTTGCGCACATATTTTCCTTCGATCTTGGGCTCGCGGAATAGCTCGTCGTACCCGGCTTGCGGGAAGTTCGCGGCGAAGTAGATCTGACCCGGCGAACCGTCATCGATCAGCAGGTAACCGGCGCCTTCGTCGTTTCCGAAAATGTCGTCCTTCAGCCCGTCGACGCCCGCGATGTGCAGCGCCACAGCCGGTTCAATCTTCTTGCCGTCGTCGTCCACGCTCAGCATCGTCGGCTTGAGGCCAAGGTGCGGGCGCTTGCCGCCCATGCCCTTGATGCAGCGGACCCGAGCCCAAGCGCCCCATTTGCGGTCGGATGCGCGCCGGGCGTATTCGTAGGCCTTGTTCGTGATGTTGCCGTCGCCGCTATCGATCAGCAGCACCGCAACCGGCATCGCGAACCCGGGCCGGCTCTGCATCGGCAGCATCCGGTCGATGACATCGTCGAGGACGTGCCAGTCGTCCTGAACGTTGACGAGGTCGATATCACGCATCACGCCATCGGCATGCCGGCGCTGCCGGATGGTGTGGCGATCGATCAGCCAGGACCGGCCTTCGAGGTCCCAGCCGCGCAGCAGCACGTCCACCTTCCGGTGACCGGGATCTGCCGCTGCCGTGATGAAACAGACTTGCGCGGGCACAACGCCCAGCGGGAAGTCCACGACATCGCGGTCGCCATCCTTCGCGGGCCGGGCCAGCGCATCGGTGCGGCGCCTGAGGCTCGCAGCATCGATCCCCTTCAGGTCGGCCTCGCTTTCGAAGGCCTCGCCGAACGTGCGCACCAGAACCTGCTTGAGTTTGTCGTTCTTGCCGGTGCGCTCCTTGTGCTCGAGCGCGCCTTCGAGCTGGGCCGCCAGACTGGACAGGGGAACCTGCCCGGACATCAGCACGTGCACCCAGAAACCCCAGGTCTCGTTTTCCTCGACGTCGCCGAGGATGCCAGCATCGATGTCGAGCACCTGGCCCTTGTGCATGTAGGCACCGTCGTCGATCATCTGACCGCGCTCCAACTCGCCCAGCGGGCACCCATTGGGGCAAGCGATCGTCGCCGTCCGCCGGGCCAGCGCGAGGCGCTGATCGATTGGCGTTCCTTCCGGCGCCTTCTCGTAAGCGATCCGAAAGCGCGGCACGTCCGGCCAGTGCTTGGTCGGGTAGGGCGACCCGTGAACTCCGCAGCAGGGGCAGCGGAAGATGAAAATGCCCTGCGTCGACAAGATCCATGCCGCCGCGATTCCGCCGGACCAGCCCACGTCGGGGTGGGCGCAGGCGTAGATTTTGCGGTCGGTGCCGAGGTCGCTCTGACGCTGGCGACCCTGTTCCAGAAAGTTCGAGCGCCAAGCCTTGCCGTAGCTGTCGGGCTCGTCGAAAACGATGTACCCGAACTGGCGGTTCGTCGTGGTCTTGCCCGACATCACCATCAGCTCGAAAATCTGCGAACCGATCCGCTTCAGCGACTTCGTGTTGCCGTCGGTCCCGGACTTCGGGAGGCGCGAGCCGAAGTGATCTTCCATGAGCGGCTTCAGCACACGGTCAGCGTAGGAGGAAACCTCAGTCGGCCCCGCGAGATACCAGCCCACGTCCCATGACGGGCCGTTGTCGAGGCACTTCGCCGCGAAGTTCTCCGCGATCATGGTCCCGCCGATCCGTGACGGCTTCGGCACGATGATCTCGCGGACGTTCGGGTTGTCGTGGGCTTCCGCGATGGGAAGCAGCGCCTTGGACCGGGTCGGCGACCAGTCGGTCTTCGTGCCGTCAGGCTTGCGGACCACCCGGCGCGTCTTCGACCATTCCAGCGTGGTCAGCGTGTCGCGAGGCTTGAGAAACCCCAATGCCCCGGCAGCGATGTCCCAAGGCTGTTCGCAGAATTCATTGGCGGCAAGTAGTCGCGCCTGCTCAGCCAACTCTTTCCTGCTGTAGACCCGCACTCTGGCGCTGCTCCTCGATGAACTTCGCCCCCGCTGCGTGAACCTGTGTGGCGACGCTGCGGAGGTAGTCGTCCACTGCGGCCCGGACATGCGGCGGCAGGTTGCCATTGGGATCGACCCGCGTGCGCACACCGAGGATCGCCGCGGTGACGGTCTGGTTGTACCCTTCGACGAAGGTGATCATTTGCCCCTTGGGGGTGTATTCCCGCTGCTTCTCGCGAGCGGCGACGACCGACAGGGTCATGTCGACCATCTGCTTCGTCTCGGCGAAGGTGGCCGCGTCCTCGTCGTCCGGCAGGCTGACACCTACCGCCTTGCGGATCGCCTTGTTCTTCTGCGCCTGCTTCTCGGTTCGCGCCGTGAAATGGGCGATCAGCAGGTCGATGGCGCGGAGCGGCTTGAACTCCCATGGGACGCCGTTGCCGCCGCGCTTCACCGCCCCCTTCGTCTCGAGGGCAGGGGTCGCATCGACCCAATCCCGAAGCGTGGGCCAGCCCAGGCCGAGCAGTTCGGCCATGGGCTTCGCGTCGAGCTTCACACCCCGCGCAAGTTTTTCTGCTTTCGGCCGCGCGTTGCGCAGACGATCGAGCTTGATACGGTCACCTTGAGCGGGCCGGGCCATTCAGAAAACCGCAGATTTCAGGGGGTTCGGGTAAGAGGTGATGCCCCTTGGCCCACCTCGTTCCGATGGTGGTGAATTACGCGCCTTATCACTCACGCGCAAGCCCCTTTGTGCTGGTTTTCGTCGAGCGCACGGATATGCGCCCATTCGACATCCTGTTGATTGCCACTGAGAAGTGACCCGGGGGGCGTATAAATTACCATTGAGAATTGACCCATGTTTCCCTCGCCTCCGGCTGCCAGTCGGAGGGTCTTGGAGTGATCAACATGGACTTACTCAGA